TCACTGAAGCCGAACAAGCGGCTATCGAGAAACATGGTCTGTTTGACTTGAGCACATTTATGCCCAAGAAGCCAGGCGAAGTTGAACTCAAGGTGATCAAAGAAATGTTTGAAGCATCAGTAGATGGTCAACCATTTGACATGGAACGTTGGGGTCAATACTATCGTCCAGCTGGTGTGGCAGCACCAAGTGGTAATGCCACCAACGATGCCGATGACGAAGATACCGATCGTCCGGTTCCAAAACCAACGCCGTTGGCAGCTCGTGCAGTTGAAGCCGATGATGAACCAGAAGCTGCAGCAGCCCCAGTAGCCAAGGCAGCAGCTGGTGGTAGCAAAGCCGAAGATATACTTGCTATGATTCGTAGCCGTCAAAAGCAGTAACACAAAATCTGGGGGCTTGTCCCCCAGATTTCTTATCTACTGAATTCATGAATTTTTCTATAGTTTTTGATAACACTGGAGATTCAATACCTTTTGTTTCGGTCAATACAGAAATATTAGAGTATTATGTGAACTTTTTAAACTCCAACGATGGTAATCACTTTGAGTGTTTTGATAACACAACTGTTGATATACGTCGTGCAATTTCTGAGTTGAAAAAAGTATCGCTAGAATTAAATCAGTGGGCACCAGAGATCATTGGTTGCGAGATCCCAGTTTATTCTGACGATGAATACTTAGATCAATCTAACTTGAATCAACTTCATGCAGATTGGGTGCAATCACAAGATAGAGAATATGACATTGATGCCAATAAAAAATTGCATGGACTTGGAAGTCTGGCAGAACAGATACACGATAGATTTCCTGATGATGTTAGATTTCCTCGTGTTGATGAAGTGATTGACACTATAGGTCAAACCAATCAATACAGACAAATTAATGTGCTAGTACACAAGTTAGAGATGATGTTTAGCCATTTGAAATTTCAAAGTGCGGATAAATTTTATTTGAGTACAGATAACATTTTTGATAAACAAAAAGTTCTCACACACGATCTGGCAAATCTTAGAATGATGTTTGTACATTCAGGAAGATCTCGGTATGACAAATTTACAAATTTTGACAATCAGTTTGACGATGAAAACACATATGATCAACTAGTTGGATATGTGAGTCTGCACTTAATGAGATCTGAAACAATGCCGTTCAGTAATGAGTATGTAAATTGGTGCCAACAAGTCAACAAAGTGCCATTGGGCGAACGTTTAAATTTTGGCAATATTCCTGACATTGAATCACGATTAAAAGACTATAGAGTGGTTGTGTTAAGGAATCTTTCTCAGTATAATAAGTTTAGTATACAATTAAGCAAAGGGTAACAGTATGGGAAAACCATTTGATATAAGCAAGTTCCGTAAAGAAATAACCAAGTCAATTGATGGATTATCAATTGGCTTCAATGACCCCACTGACTGGATCAGCACAGGCAACTATGCTCTGAACTATCTAATCTCTGGTGACTTTCACAGAGGTATTCCACTAGGCAAAGTCACTGTGTTCGCCGGAGAATCAGGCGCAGGCAAATCATACATCTGTTCGGGCAACATCATTAAAAATGCACAAGAACAAGGTATCTTTGTCGTGTTGATTGACAGTGAAAACGCCCTGGATGAAGATTGGCTCAAAGCCTTGGGAGTTGATACCAGCGAAAGTAAATTGCTTAAACGGAGTATGGCAATGATTGATGACGTGGCCAAGACTATCTCAACATTTATGAGTGATTACAAAGCCCTGCCTGATGGCGAACGTCCCAAGGTAATGTTTGTGATTGACAGCTTGGGTATGTTGTTGACACCAACAGACGTCAATCAGTTTGATGCGGGTGAAATGAAAGGTGACTTGGGTCGTAAACCCAAAGCACTGACATCACTTGTACGTAACTGTGTCAACATGTTTGGTAGTTACAATGTAGGATTGGTATGTACCAACCATACCTATGCGTCACAGGATATGTTTGATCCTGATGACAAGATTTCAGGTGGTCAAGGCTTTATCTATGCATCAAGTATTGTTGTTGCTATGAAAAAACTCAAACTCAAAGAGGATGAAGATGGCAACAAGATTTCAGATGTCATGGGCATTCGTAGTGCATGTAAAGTTATGAAAACACGTTACGCCAAACCATTTGAAGGTGTACAAGTTAAGATTCCTTACGAAACAGGTATGAACCCTTACTCAGGACTTGTTGATCTTGCAGAAAAGAAAGGCATGTTAAAGAAAGACGGTAACAGACTTGCTTTTACTACCAGCGATGGTGAAATAATCAAACAGTTTCGCAAAGCCTGGGAAAGCAATGAAGGTGGCTGTTTAGATAAAGTCATGCTAGACTTTCAAAATCATAGAGTAGAGGTAAGTATCACTGACAATAATTCAGAGGAGTAATAACATGTCAGCAGAACTAGCAAGTGAACTTTGGGGCGAAATCAAACGTTATGTCAATGAGATTGATCGTAACGAAGCAGCAGAAGTCTATGTCAGTACGTTGGTTGACAACGACATTGGCATCAATGACATTAAAACAGCCTTCCGCGGTGATTCAGATATCAAGCGGGCATTGCAACCCTATCTTGAGGACGAGGAAGAAGAATACAATGACGACGAGGATGAAGAAGATTACTGATGTGGTATAGCCGCATAGTTGCTGATATCAGCGCGATTCCTGATTTTATAGATCACTACGAATCTGAATTAGCCTTGGCTAAAAATGATTGTCGTATTTCGGGTGTGGTAGAGAAAAACATCACTGCATTGCCCGGCATCACAGAGCATCGCTTTAATCAACTACAAGAGATTGAAGCGGTGCTTAACTATCTCAACATTCAACTACGTAAAATTCGTCGACGGCACTTTCAAAAATACCTTGAAGGATATGCTCGCGCATTGTCAAGTCGTGATGCCGAAAAATATGTTGATGGCGAAGATGAAGTAGTTGATTTTGAAACAATCATAAACGAAGTTGCCTTGCTTAGAAACAAGTGGCTAGGTATAATGAAAGGCTTGGATTCCAAACAGTGGATGACTGGCCACGTAGTTAGATTGCGTACAGCAGGAATGGAGGATATATCAGTATGAAAGCAGGAAAAGTTTGGGGAGTTACAGAACTATTTGAAGCCAATGGTGTTTTGGAATTCCATCGTATTGAAGCTGTCAAAGGTGGTGTCTGCAGCAAACACAAACACAAATACAAGTGGAATGGATTCTATGTTGAACGTGGGAAACTGTTGATTCGTGTTTGGAAGAATAACTATGATCTTGTTGATGAAACTGTGTTAAATGCCGGTGACTATACCAAAGTTGCTCCGGGTGAGTATCATCAATTTGAAGCGTTGAAAGATACTGTGGCATTTGAACTGTACTGGGCAGAATTTGATCACACTGACATTGAAAGAGAAACTGTGGGATTTGCCAAGGATGAGTAAAAAAGTATTGGTCACTGGCAATGCTGGGTATATTGGCAGTCACCTGACCAATATACTTCGGCAAAATAAAAAGTATCAGGTTTGGGGACTTGACTACAACGCACCACACGTTGAAGTTTATGATCACCTAAATGCCGACATCAGAACTATACCCAGGATTGATTTTGTAGAGTTTGATACAGTGATACATTTAGCTGCGTTAGTCAATGTTGGTGAAAGTGTGCGTGATCCAATCAATTATTATCGCACCAACATTGCCGGCACTGAAAATGTCCTGAGTAAAGTGACGTATAAAAACTTCGTATTTGCCAGTACCGGAGCAGCAGTGGGCTGTGCCAGCCCTTATGGTATTAGCAAACGTGCAGCTGAACAGGTAGTGTATCAGTACTGCCAAGAAGAATCAATCCCTTATACCGTCTTTAGATTTTACAATGTAATAGGCAGTGACGGAATAGCACCCACCAATCCTGATGGGCTAATGCTGAATCTAATAAGGGCTCCCAAGACCGGTAAATTTACTATTTTTGGTAATGACTACAACACACCTGATGGCACTGCTGTCAGAGACTATGTACATGTTAATGAAATTTGCCAGGCTTTGATAAAAGCCATAGAGCATCCGGCTAATTGTACTGAGAATCTTGGCCATGGCCATGGCAGTTCTGTGCTTGAAATGGTTGAATTATTCAAGCAAGTAAATGATGTTGACTTTGATATTAGTTTTGGTCCTCGCAGAGCTGGAGATCTAGAACGCAGTGTACTGGACGAGCCGTCGGATTACCTTCCAACTTTATACAGTATAGAAGATTTACTCAAAATCTAAATCTGGTGTAATATACGCAGATAAATATCCTATACAACCAATAGGGTAGAAAGAAAATTAATGTTTAAAGTATTCATAGGATGGGATCCGCGCGAAGCAGAAGCCGCCGAAGTTTGCCGTCATAGCATCTTGAAACACAGCACAATGCCGGTGCAAGTTGAGTTTTTGAAGCAATCTGTGCTGCGTGATCAAAAACACTA